TATTTTTATTCATTTTTTAATCTCCATATAAGGTGTTTTAGTTTCATATAAATCTTTATTATGATCCCACCAGAGATCAATAATATATTTTTGATCACCGAAAAAATAACCTCTATCTGATTCCCTACATTCTTCAATATAGAATTCAATAAAAGCATCATAATAATCTGGATTTAGATTATTATCTTTAGCTAGTTCTTTAGCAGCATCAGAACAATGCTCTTCAAACTTTTCATTGATATAAAGACCATCATAAGTCTCTAAAGTTTGTTGTTCCAGTGGGTTGTCAATCATTTTCGTTAGCGAATTTTAGTGTTTGATTATTTTTTAAGGAAGTATTTAAGTCTATCTTCATATCTTTCTATCTTCTCCAATGTTTCATCATCTTCATTATTTTCATACTTAATACATAAATTCTCATACATATTTTTATTTCTATAAAACATCTTCTGACCTAAATTATATTTAATTTGATAATCGCTGATAAATTCTTTTTTATTATCTTCTTCCCAGCTCCTGATATCTTCTTCGTTGATAACATCATCATACCAGGTGTAGAAAGTAGTTTTATGAACATCAATAAACTCTTTCTGACATTGTTGAATCACTTGATTACGAGATTTTTTCTCTTTTATAAGTTCTTTTATTCTCTCGTAACAGCTTTCTTTATTAGGATTTTCTCTTACCATTTACCATTCATCCCCAATATAATCAAAATCATCATCATCACCTTCTTCTTTTAATTCCATTTCACCAATAGGTAAACACTTAATAACTTCAATAATGTCTACAAGTGCATCACTTGAAGTCTCATCAAAGTTAAAATTTTTGTATTTAGTCAAGCCTATGTGTTGTTGTATAGCCTGATCAATAAATTCATAAAGTTTCATTAGTCTTCATCCTCTGGGCAGGTTTCTTCATTGATTAAAAGCTTTTCAAATCCCTCTATATCATCAACATAAGGATTTTCATTAGCTATCTTTTCAATCCTTTTCATAGCGTGTTCTCTATAAGTGTGATTATGTGACGCTAAATGATTTATTAAATTAATAATCGTGACTTGGTATTCAGGCATTAATTCGCTTAATCGATGTTTCATAACGATTAAATGACTTTGTGTTTCATTCATAATTAAATGATATAAGGTTATGTAAGTATGATATCATATTATTAGTATACTAATCAACTTTTCGTCTTTAAGATGTCACAGATTAAAAACTTTATTCATGATCACAACATCACTAATAACGATGACTTTAAAAAGCATTTAACCAGGATAAATAAACTTTCATCTAATGATAAAAATTTAGATATTCTGGTTAACTTACTGTTGATTAATTACTTAAGATCTAAGCACTAACTAGTTTTTTATTTCTTTTGATCTCTTTTAAAGCTTCACCAGCTTTTGATCCTTTTTCTTGTAACCCGTGTAATAAAAGTGCAAAAGGTTTATTTCCAAAACATAAAGAATCATCTTTATCTATTTTTAAACCTAGTTTTATTGCTTCATCTTCACTAAATACAACTTTTGAATATTTTGTAAAATATCCTTGATCAATCAAGTAATCGTATCTTGATCCATATGAAGCCACCATATAAAAATTATTAGGTAACAAGACTTCCATAAAAAATTTAAGTGACTTGCTATAACAATAAAATTTTATATCTTTATTCAATCGAGCTACATTTAACCATGCCTGTAAATATAAAGGATGATAGAAATCACCACTTTCATGTATTCTTACTTTTAAAACATTCTTTCTATTACTTTGAATAGATCTATTAATTAAATCAGTTAATCCTTTTAAATCATTTTTTAAGACATAACCATTAATTAAATTAAAATTATATCTTCTACTTTTATAAACATTTGGATAACGTAATTCTTCACTAGCCGCAAAGCAAGTGAAGATAGTTTCTTCACCTCTGTTTAATACTCTCTTATCGCCTTTAAGAGTTACCCAAGCTTTGCAATTGTTACTTCCTGGACATGTCAAACCAGCTGGTAGGGATAGTATCAAAGTATCTTTTGATAACTTTGCATTTCCTTTACTCATTTTTAAAATCATTTCTTTTTATTCTCCTTTACTAACTTGTTAAAAGCTTTTGATTGTTTGGGAGATAAACCAGCAAAATAATTTAAAAGATTATCATCATAATCTTTAAAAAGTTTTTTAAGTCTTTTATTCATTTTTTTAATTAAATAAGTGTTTACGGCCTTTAACCCTAAACGCCTTTAACGGCCTTTAAGATTCCAGGATATTTGAAACTAAAATAGTTTCATAAAAGGATATTACTAATATTCCTTTAAGGAACTATTATTATTATTTTTATTTTTTATTCTTCTTTTTCTCTTTCTTCTAAAGTTTCTTTTATTCCATCTAATCCCCTACAAGTTGTTTCTAATTCTTGAAAATATTCATTTACTATATCTCTTAAATATTCATCATCTTTTTTGCAATTATCTATAACTTTATTTATTAAATCAATTCTTTCTTCTTCTTCTTTGGTCACTTCATCCCAACAAAAACCAAATCCAAAACAATATAAATCTATTCCCATAAATTGCTTACTTGGTGTTAAATCCCAATTTAACCAACTTTCTCTAGACTCTATACATTCTTGGTTTTGATAATAATTTAATACTTCTTTAGCAACTTCTAATGTGAAATAAGGATTTTTCCATCCATTCCAATTACTACCGTCAGAAAATCCTTGAAATATTGGATCTTCATTAATTTGAAATTTTGTTAGTTTCATTGTTTTAATAAAATAAATTGTTTTTAGAAAAATTAGTTCCTAATTTAGATTTAAAAGTTACATATTTAAATAAATCTTTTAAATTTTTTTCAATCTCCTTTTCATCCTTGCCTATATAATCATATTCTTTATCTCCTAAGTAAGGATGAAAAAAATAATGATCTCCATTTTCTAAAATTTCATACCAACTTCCAAAAGTAAAAACTCTTACACTTTTTGTTGGTGATACTTCTTGACTTGGTAAAATACAATCTATAGGAACTTGCATAGATTCCAATAGATCATAATTTTCTTTTATAAATGGTACATCATAATAATGATTCTTCCATTCTTCAAAAGTTAATTTTTTCATTGTTTAAGACTCCCATATTAAAGTAAATGTTTTTTTCCCATTCTCTAAAGTCTCTACTCTTTCAAGTTTACTTTCTAAATTGGGATGCATTGATTTAATAATTTCTTCTTCAGTTCGATCTAAAAATAAATCAATCCAACTATTTTGAAATAAATCAAATTTTCTGTAATAGGTTTTTGGTTCTTTGAAAATAAATTCCATAGGTTTAATTAAATTAATTTGAATGTAAAACTATTTATAAAAAATAGTTTTTTATAATCTCGATTAGTTCGAGACTATAAGAAACTATTATTTTATTTTTCTTCTACTAATAAATTATCTATAAATTTATATACATCCTCATATCCTACATTCTCAAATATCAAAAGTGCTTTCCCAAATTGTTCATATTCCCTACATCCAAAAATTTGATTAGCATCATGTACTTTATATTTCCATTTGTGTGTAGTCAAAGAATTTCTTATTTTATAATAATTCTCATAATTTCTATAAAATGGTTTTCTTGTTTTTTCTTCTTCTTCTTCTTTCTTTAAATTTCTATTAGTTGTATATCCTATGAAATCTAAATAGAAATCAAATAAAGTTGACTTGAATAATTGTTCTTTAAAATCTTTATCCATTTCATAAAGATTTTCAATATGTTTGAAATGTTTGTTTTGATAATTCATTTTTTTAATTAAATAATTTTGAATAAAAAAAACTAACTCAATTAAGAGTTAGCTTTTTCGCAGTTTGTTCTAGTTGTAATTTATATAATTGTCTTTCTCTTTCTATTGTCAATTTGAGATCTGCATTTTCTTTACTTAATCTTTCAATTTCAGTAACTGCATTTCTCCAATTGTTTCTATATTCTTCCGTTTTTTCATATAGAAATTTCTCGTAAGAGTTAGAGTAAAATTGAGACATAATTAAATCCTATTTAAAAGTGTTTGTACTTGGTTTGTTCTGTCTTCTAATCTTGTTTTCAATGTGTTTGTAATTGTCAAACCTTGCCAAGCAAGAATGAAAAAACAAATTAACATAAGTGATGTTCTCATGAGTTTTAATTAAATGAGGTTTGGATAATTTTTTTATTCTTAGTTTTATTAAAGCTAAGAAATAAATAATCTTGATAATTTAGATATCAGAAAGAAAGATAAATAAAATAATTTATCGAGATTAAGAAAGTAATAAAACTATTACTCCTATTAGAATTATAACAAAAATAGTATACTAATTCAAAGTATTTAGTTAATATTAATTTATGTTAATTGATATCTATTATGTATTAATTTATGGTATTATAAATATAGTTAATAAATTAATTAAACTATGGAAAATTTAAAATATGAAGTTTACTTCAATGGTGGAATATCTAGGCAAGGAGAATATACAGTAGGTTATTATTCAACAATTAAGAGAGCTAGAAATAAAGCTACTAAAAAAAGTTTAGAGTATGGAAGCTATGCATATTCTGTTAGATCAGTAGATGCAATTACGCTATGTCCTATAAGGGATGAAATAAGTTAGCTATGGGTAGGGGTGGTGTAGTAAAAAATATTTATTACACCTGGGTATACGGGAAACTTAAATATATTCTGTAAATCTTTATTGCTTTGGTTCTACGCGAATGGAGAGTTCTGGAGCTTGGATATTAACTGTTTCTACGGATTCGCCTACGACTTTACCTAGGGAGTCTAGGATTTGTGCTGCTGTTTGAAGTTGACCTTTTGCTATGGCCTTGTTGAAAAGACGCATTCTCATGGCTTGTAGACGAGGAATCATTTTATCTCTTTCTTTGAGCCAATCTTGATCATTCCATTCTTTAACTTTCTTCCAGTCAGCCCAGCCTGTAGGTTCTGAAATATTTTCTCTTTTAGAATGTTCTATTACTAGTTGTCTGGTTGTTTTACCTTCTAGTTGACGAGAGTATAGGCGTTGACACCGAGCTTCTATAACTGCTCTTGAGTTAGAACCTCCTGTGTACTTTTGTACTCTGGGTTTACGTTGAGGAGCTGGAAGGTCGTAATTTAGGTTGTTAATGAAAGATTCAGCCACGGACTTGGTCTTTGAGGGGTTAATAATCGAATAATAACCTAAAAAACGTGAAATAGGCTATAAAGGGGGGGTAAGATTGTAAAAAAAGGTATTTATGAGCTTGAATGAGGTAAGTTTACGATATGCACAGGGGGAGGTGTTTAATAGTGATAAAAGATTTAGGTTATTGGTGGCTGGGCGAAGGTTTGGAAAGTCATATTTATCCTGTATCGAGCTACTTAGGGGTGCGATTAATAGACCTGGAGAGGTTTATTTCTATTGTGCTCCTACTTATAGGATGGCAAAGGATATTGCGTGGAAGGAATTGAAGAGGTTAACTCCTAAGACATGGATTCAGAGTAAGAATGAGACAGATTTAAGGTTGGATTTGATTAATGGGTCGAGTATTGAATTGAAGGGTACTGAAAATGCGATGGCATTGAGGGGTAGAAGTTTAGCGGGGGTTGTATTGGATGAAGCTGCGTTTATGGAGCGAGATGTGTGGGCTGAAGTTATTAGACCTGCATTGGCAGATAAACAGGGTTGGGCTTTATTTATCAGTACTCCCGATGGTACTGCAAGCTGGTTTTATGATATGTGGTGCTTTTGTGGTGAACAGGAATGGGATGATTGGCAGAGGTGGAGCTTTACGACTATTGAGGGGGGTAATGTTAAGGAAGAGGAAGTAGAAGCAGCTAAGAGCCAATTAGACCCACGCACGTTTAGACAGGAATTTGAAGCTAGTTTTGAGAATCTTACTGGTCTGGTCGCTGTTAGCTTTAATGATGAGAATATTGATAAGGAAGTAGCTGATTTACATATGCTGCCACTGTTGTTGGGCTTGGACTTTAACGTTGACCCTATGGCTGGAATCTGTGCTGTAAAGCATAATAATACATTATATGTCTTTGATGAAATCATGCTGACAGGAGGTGCTACCACTTGGGATTTTACGGAAGAAGTTGTGAGGAGATATGGGGTGGATCGAAGAATTATTGCCTGTCCTGACCCTACTGGTAGTGCAAGAAAGACAAGTGGAGTTGGTGTAACGGATCATAATATTCTTAGACGTAGTGGTTTTACTGTTATGAGTCCTAAAAGTCCATGGAAGATCAGAGATAAAATAACTGCTGTTAATACTGCTTTATTAGATGCAAATGGAGAAAGAAGGACTTTAATTCATCCTAGATGTAAAGAATTGATAAAAGCACTGAGAACTCTTACATATGCACCGAATACTGGACTTCCTAATAAAAATCTAGGAGTTGATCATGCTTTTGATGCTTTTGGTTATCTTTGTCTACAGCAGTTTAATTTAGTAAAACCAGAGACATTAGGTCAGACTGCGTTTAGAATATATTAAGAACTACCTAATTCTTACTATGCCTTACCATACTGGGATGAAAAAAAAGAAAAAGAAAAAGAAAGGAGGTAAAAAACGTGGTCAATGTTCCTGCGGATGAAGAACTTTATGAAAAAGTAAAAAGAGCAGCAAAGCGTAAGTTTAAGGTTTATCCTTCTGCTTATGCTAATGCTTGGCTTGTCCAAGAATACAAAAAACGTGGTGGAAAGTATAAAGTATTAAAAAAGAAACCTAAAACAAACAAGAAAAGTGCCACAAAAAAGAAAAAGTAGTCCTAATCCTAGAGCTAAAGGTGGTTTAACACGTTGGTTTAAGGAAAATTGGGTTGATGTGAAGACAGGAAAGCCTTGTGGTCGTTCAAAAGGAGAAAAGAGAGGATATCCAGCCTGTAGACCTAGTAAACGTGTATCAAGTAAGACACCTAAGACTGTTGGAGAGATGACCGCAGCCGAAAAAGCAAGATTTAAACGTGAAAAAACAAGTAGCAAGAAGATAACATATCAACATAGACGTAAAAAAACTACTAAAAAGAAAAAATGACTAAATCTGCTGCCATGAGTCGATGTCAGGGATACATCGCAAGTGTCAAAAAAGGTAAGAAAAAGAAAACTAAGGCAAAAAAGAAGAAAAAATAAGTGTAAAATCTCGTGTAAAGCGGTAACATAGAGTTATCTAGGAAAAATCATGCCTAAAGGTTCTTATTCTGCAAAACAAAGAAAGCTGGCTGCTGTTGCACCTCCTAGAGACAAGATCACTGCTGCTGATCTTAAAAAATTACGTTCAAAGAAGAAGAAAAA